TTTTAATGGGTGCTATTATTTGCTTATATCTTAGTTTGAGTGAATAATTATGGATATAATAGGTAATTTTGATTTATTAGAGTGTATTGTAATATCTTTTATAATATACCTAATTATAATTATCAATAAGGGTAAATTATGATAACTGATTTTCAATATTTTTGTTTAATTTCAATATTATTTTCTATATTTATTTTAATATGTAATAGTATTATATTAACAGATTTAAAATCTAAAATTTAAGGATATAAGATGTTAGAAGCAGGATTAATTGTTTTAGGATTGTTTGCTTTAGTTTATGTTGTGATTTCTCACGAGTGGTTTAAACCGATTGAATAAAAATTCCCCCTTAAAGGGGGAGTTAAATTATTTTGCTAGTGCAGTATTAGCGAAATCAACACCAAATGTTCTAGCATATGCTTCAGGATTCAACGGAGTTGTATCAAGTGCATATCTTGTTCTTAGAATAAGTGCAGGTTGTCCGCTCTCAACATCTGTTACTCTGATGAATGATAGTGGTGTATATGGAGCGAAAAATCCTAGACTATCACGTCTATCAGCACCTTTATAAAGTAGAGTTGCATAATCATTTGTAGCATATTGGTCGCATACAACTTTGTATTTACCATCAAAAATACCTGCAACACCGCCTGATAGTGGTTGAACTACTGCTGAATCTTGTTGTGCTGTTCTAAATGAACCGACTTGCTCTAGCATTGTTACAACTTTTGGACTGCAAAGAATTATATTTGCTTGACCACGTTTTGTATCAATACCAATTTGACGTGCTTCATTAGCAATTTTGATAACTTCTGCTCTGTATTTCTCAATTTCCCATCTACCATCTGCACTATGTGGAGCAAATGCGTTAGGAGTTACAACTGCATTACTATTAACGAAATCTACAACTTCTCTATCAATCTCTGATTGAAGTTCAGCACTCATTAGACTCATAAGTTCTTCATCAGCAAGAAGTCCGTGTTGTGCTTTTAGGTCTTCATACATCTCTAAAGTATAGCGTCCTTTTAGTTTTCTTGTTTTAACTTCAACTGCTTTTTTCTCAATACCAAATCCAACTTCAGCCATATCAGTTGCAAGTTTCTCGCCAACTGCTGTTGTTACTGAACCTGTATAATTTTTAAGAATTTTCTTAAATGTTGCTTCGTTTGTATAAACTGCAGTTACGTTACTTGTTGAACCGCCTGTAAGTGCTTCAACTTGGAACATTACACCATTTACTTTAACTAAAGCACGTTTGCCTTCTGTATAAATTACTGTGCCTGTTGCACCACTTGTTGCACCTGTAATTGCTGTGCCTTTTGCAGGAACATCAGCAACATTAGCAAATTCAAGAATTTGTCCTGCTTTTGCAGTATCAGTTTGCTCTGCTGGCTTGCCATTACCTGTATATCTATTAACAAGGCTATAAATGAAGCCTGTTGGCATTGTCATTGGCTGAATGCCTAGCAATTCATTAGCGATTAGGGTTGGATAAACACGTCTTACCAAAGGCATCATAATAGGCGTAAATTGTGAAATATCGCCTGCTACGGTGCTTTCGTTCATTAGTCTATCTATTTCAGCACTTGTATTGTTAAGTAGAATAGTCATTACTGACTTATCTGCTTCACTAAGCATTGGTGCTTTAGTGCTTTCAAGAAGCATTTTCAAATCTTTATCATTAAGCATTTTATAAAATCCTTTAATTTAGTTTATTATATTTATATTTATCATTTTATTAAAATTTTTTTAAGAATTAGATTAATACTATTAAATTATATTAATCTTTTCCAACTTGAACTATCTAAACTTGGTTTTGCAGATTCGTTAATTTCTTTTTTCTCAACTCTAACATCATCAGCAACACCTTTTACACTTTCACGAAGTGATTTAAGTTTATCGAAATAATCAGATGTTTGCTCGAATTTAATCAATTTTGCTAATTCTTCAAATTTCTTTTGCTCTACAAGACTTAAACCTTCTTTAAGTTCTGTAATAGTGCCATATTGTATCATTGTTTCAGATGATTCTGTTAAATCTTTATATTTCTTACTCAAAGAACTATATTTTTTCTCTAGGTCTTTAAGTTTTGTTTGATAAGATTTATCAGAAATTTCACTTTGAATTCTACCAACATTTACACCTGTTGCAAGCAATGATACATCAAATGCTTCTGCAAGAGTTTCAGCACGTTTAACTGCAAGTTCGCCATTAAGTGATGATTTTATCTCTGCTACCACATCTTTGATAGACTCATTAACATATTTATCAAGATTTCTTACAATTTTCTTAGTTATAGTATTTAAATTCTCATTATAAGATTTCTCTAATATTTTTTGTTTTTCTGCTATTTCTGTATTTGCTATTTCGGTTGCTTTAAGTTCAACAGATTCATTAAACATTTGTTCTAGTTCTGCTTTTGTTTCAGCAGTCAAAATGTTAGAATCTATTGACTCTAATAACTTCTCTAACATTAAATAATCCTTTTTTATAGTTTTATTTTATTTATCTAAATAGTTTAAATTTATATTAAAAAGAACTTAATAATTCTTTAAACTTGTTTTTTAGTTCTTGATTAAATCTATTTAGGTCTTGCTCTGATAATTCAGATTTTTCGTCTTTGTCGTTTTTATCCTGTTTAGTTGATTTTTTGCTTGATTCTGCTGATTTAACTTCTACAATTTTATCATCTACTATATCAAATTCTTTATCCATTAAAATTCCTTCATTAAGTTGATAAGATTCTACTAATCCATTCATTGTTGCATTATAATCTGATGGAGTATCAACAACATCGTAAGTAATAAGTTTAAAATCTTCAACTATACCATTTTTTACAGAACCTAGACTTCTGCTTGATACGGACAATTTAATACCATTATCGATAAGTGATTTTAGTTGTCTTGCTTGTTCGTTATCCAAAAGCGTTGCTTCACCCATTACGTATTTTCCTGTTTGGTCTATGTAAAGTTTATCAATAGCAATTACACCTTTCATTGGGTCAATATTGCTTCTTGGTGGGTGTTGCCACTCGCCTAATCTATTAATAGAGCCTGTTTCTATTACTTCTTGATATTCTTTAACATTTTTTTCCCAAAGATGTTTAGGATAAATACGACCATTTCTGTTTTTCTCGCCTATTGTAGAAAAAATACCTTTTATTTTATATTTTTTTGAAGGTAGTCCTGTTGTTTCATTAATTGATTCTTCAACAGAAAAATTAGGCGATTCTAAATCATACATTAATTTCAATTTGAATCCTTAATAATTTGATTATATTTATAGTAGTATTTATTTAAATTAAATATATATCTGAATTTTATTAACTACTTAAAGTTTGTTTAAATTATTAAATTAATTATTTTATTTAAGGATTAATTAAGTAGTTAATAAATTTAGGATTACAATATATGAAAATTAAATTCAGAATTTATTTGATTCTATATTATAGAGATTTGATTAAAAATTTAAATTCATATGCAGATTTTATTAACTACTTAAATAAAACTTAAAAATTAAAACTAATTAAATAAATTCAGTTAGTATTAAGTAGTTAATAAAAATAGGATATGAATTCATTTTTAGTTTTTGCTGTAAGCAAGATATTAAAAATTTAAATTTAATGTATTTGTTATAATAGAATTTATATAAAAATTTGATTTTGTATCTATATTTTATTAACTACTTAATCATTATTTAATATATAACTTCTTTATTACTAATTTAAGATTAGATTAAGTAGTTAATAAAATCTGCATACGAATTTAATTTTTTGAATTTATTTGATATTCTTATTATAAGAATTCTATTGAAATTTAAATTTTAATTCTTATTTTATTAACTACTTAATCTAATCTTAAATTAGTAATAAAGAAGTTACATATTAATTGATAATTAAGTAGTTAATAAATTTAGGATAGAAATTTAAATTTTTATATAAATTCTCTATAATATAAATCAATAAATTTAATTTTTTTTAATCTCTTGCTTACAGCAAAATCCTAAAAAATAAAATTCAATCCTAAATTTATTAACTACTTAATTTAAACTTAAATTAAATAATTAATTTAATAATTTAAACAAACTCTAAGTAGTTAATAAAAATAGGATATCATAAAATTTAAATAAATACACATATTAAAAGGATTAAGGATTATTATGTTTTTTCATCATCAAACATTAAAGAAATACACTGCTTGTATCTTAAATTTATTTAATGAAATAGAAGTTCAATATTTAGATTCAAAGAAAAATCTTAAATCAACAATTGTTCCTATT